CATTTGGTTTTTTAGAAAAATTATGATGTTTTTCTTCCCAATTTTCTAAAATCCATTCTTTAAATAATTGTTCTAATAATTCTTCATTCATATCTTATCCCCAAGTAAATCCAATTTCTGTCGCCGCCCATGCCTCGATATTTTCTTGATACTGTGTCATTTCTTCAACTGAAAGCTTCGTAGTGCTTTTAAGAACTTCAAACACTTCATCATTAATCACGCGCTCTGTTCTTAAAAATTTATATTTCATCATTTTGTGTATTTCGTCTTGACTATAACCAAGATAATCGCCTATAGCTTTATACATAGCCCATAAACGATCATTCTGTTCATTAGTGCGAACATCTTTATTTTCCGTAAGAACGATTTTCCATTTCTTTGAGAAGTCGAGCGCCTCTAGCTTCGCCACTAGGAAAGGTAGGTTTTGTTTTGTAATGATCCACTGCATAATCTTTAGCCTCTTGTGGTGTATTAAATATTTTTATTTGCGTATTAGGCAAATCCCATAATATATATTTTGCGCCATTCGCAATTTTATACTTCGCAATCGAATATCCATTGGAAGTTATCGCATAATTTCCATATTTTTTCCATCTAAACTCTGACATCTCTAGCCGCAAGAGCTTCCTTTGCAGTCTTTAAAGAGATAGCTGGGTAATTTTTAGGGTTAGCAATAATCTTTTTGGCCCAAGCTTTTGGATCGCTTGTTGGCTTTGGCGCTTTCTCAATAACCTCTAACATTTTTTCTGAATATTCTTTGCTTTCTTCTCTTGCCATTTTAGGCGGTGCAATTTTAGTAAATTCAGATTTAGTTGGGCATAATTTAAGAATATCGTTTATAGTTGGCGATACGCTATATTTGGAAGTGTATTTATCAAATACTTGACCTACGGTATTAAAATCTAAATGCTGAAGTTTGGCATACCAAACACGCATCATATCGATACCCATGTTTGGTTGATTATACATAGCCATAACAGCATTTATCATATGCATAAAACTTCTCTTATCTTGTTCAATCATATTTATCCTTTATTTTGCCATTAAGTATAAGCCTGCATTTCCTATTGCGTAGCCAAAATAACAAATACCCATACCATTATTGCCAAGCCAAAATTGCTCAACGCTAATGTATGTGTAAATTAAACCTGTAACAATAATTAATGTATGGCTCAAAATAGCGGCTCGTCTGTTATTAAATCAAATATATTTTCTTTAGGTGGTGGTGGCAATCTTTTAATTTTATGGTTAGGTCTGTGTATTACATAACATTCAGCTTCATGTTTTGTTCTAAACCTACGAATAGGCTCACCTAAATCGTCAAACACTAAATATCTAAATAATACTTCCATTATTTTAAAATAAAAATTAATCCAAACAGCGCCCACCAAATTAAACTAGCGTCGTGTATGTAAAAATTATAAGCCACTAAAAGTTCTAGCATCAAAAAGCTCTTATCAAAATTAAATCGATTAAAGTATGAACGCCAATTGCTAAACCAATTATACCGCCAATTATTAAAGCCCATACGATAATATTTAAAACTTTTTCAAGAGTTTGTATTTTCAATTAATTCAGCTCCTATTAGTTTTTTAGAATTTCCGTCAAAAGTTAAGATAAGATTTTTATCTTCTTCAGCAGGCCTATTTTTTCTATTTAAACCAACAAGCCCATTATTCATAATATGCGCATAACATCTATGAACAATAGGCGGTTTTTTTTCAACGATTGTTGGTCGCGGAACATGTTCAGGAATTATAATTTCCCCCATGATTTGTTTTACCGCAAATTCTAAACTCATATCTTGTCCTTTTCTTTTTAATAAAAAATGTGATTGTTATAAGATAACTTCACTGTTTTGTTTTTTGCCCAAAAGGGTTTCGTGTTTTTAGTATGAAACCATTTAGCACCTTTTGTTGGATCATCTATCCTACCTAGTAATATCGCTTCAGCTAAAGGCATAAGATAAGCTATCTGTTGATTGCTTGGCATGCCATTATCTAAAAACTGATATTGCCTCGGTTGTTTCATGATCGAACAAATACTTTTCGGATAATTTGGGTCAGCTTTGCGATTAATCGCTGTATAAGCAACAGCGACTTTGCCAATATCTGGCTCACCTCTTGCTTCACCAAACATAATTGCTGATAAACACAATATTTCATTTATCATCTTTCCTCCTAGAAAGTTATAGGAACGGGCTGTTCGTCCTTCCATCTACCTTGGTTAAGGTAAGTAGTAGGATTTGGTATGAACTGCCCACCATTCTTAAACCATTGATCGCTTTTAACTTGCCAATCTAACGCTTTAAGGACTTCTTCTATATTAGGTCTTGTCTTATTCCAAGATTCTAATGCTTTATCTTTACCTACTTTCTTTGGGTAGGCTTTCCAAAATAATAAAAAATCTTCACTCTCTATTAACTTGGTTTTTGGTTTATTAGTTATTGGTTTATGGTTTATGGTTATTGGTTTATGGTTTATGGTTTGCATAGCGGTCGGTATGCGTTCTGTATGCGTCCTCATTGCGTCAGTATAATTATCCTTATTCCACCTTATTTTCGCCGCGACAATAGCCCGCTCAGATTTAGTTTGATAAGCTTCAATCTCAACATCACACCGCTTATGAATATAACCATTTTCAGTTTTAACAAAGAAATCTTCAAGAACAGTTTGTATGGCATTTTTCTCATCTTCGCTCCTTGCGCACATTAGGCGATATAGTTTGTTTTCTTCTAGGGGGATTGGTTGTTCGGTTAAATAATATTGATCTAAAAGCTGGTGATACGCCCCATGCTCCAACAGGGTTAAATGCGTAGTATCCTTCCTGTAGTCAGCTATATTATGTTGATAGTAGTGCATAAAACTCCTTTTGTCTTATTGTTACAAACCGAAGTTTGCTCCAAGTTTTTAAAAAAGAAAAGAGTTTTTATGTTTTTAGGTAGTTTTTTATGGCTTCCCTCGCCTCGACGAAGCCATAGCATACTTGGGCTTCATAACCCATATTTTTGGCTAGCTTTTGAAATTCTAACTGATTTTCCTGTGTTTTACCACCTTTTGCTTTCATTTCGATAAACAACCCACATTTTGGCGATTTTGGGACCATTAAAAACAAATCTGATACACCTGCCATAACTCCCTCGCGTTTAAGCTTTATAGCCGTCCCTATGTTCCTTACACCGCCATTTGGAATGGCAAACAAACACCCTCTTATTAAAGGGTATTGAAACCTAAACCATTCAATTAGGGCAACTTGTTCTTTGTGTTCGTCGTTTTTCATCGCTTTTATAAAATATTTATAAAAAAAGTAAAAAAAAGCTTTCTTTTCTTAAAAAATGAGAGTTTAATTCGTTTTGTAGTGCTTTTATATTAACAGGAATTGAAAGGAATTAACATGAGAATTACAGGTGCTTACGCTATCATCGAAACTCTTGCAGAAAAAAAGAATATTAATTTTTCTCAAGCCCTTCAATATGTTGCAGAAAATTATAAATCTTGCGACAAATATCAAAAAATTGCTTACGAAACTTTATCTAATCCAGCAGGAAAGGCAGTTATATGAAAAAAGATTTAATTCAAGGCATTATTTTTGCAACAGCTTTTTGGGCTTATGTGGCTCTTTGGCTTTATTTTGGTTACCCTTTATAAACTAAAATTTTTGAATAGGACAAAAAAATGGCACAAGAAAATAAATATAACGGCTGGCATAATTACGCAACTTGGCGCATAAATTTAGAAATATTCGATAATTTTGACGATCATGGCTATTCTGATAAGCCTCATATTTTAGCTGAACAATTAAAAGATTTTGTAGACGAAATTATTATGGACCCTTACCCTGATGGTTTAGCTAAAGATTATGCCAATGCATTTTTAGGCGAAGTTAATTGGTATGAGATTGCCGAAAGCATAATTAATAATAGAGAACAAGAAGCTGAAGCAAGAGAGGACTATGATGAAACTGTATAAATTTAAAGTAACAGTAACATCTCAAAACAGATACGAAAGGGAAATTGTAGCGGCTAATGAAGATGAAGCAATTGACATTTTTATTAGCAGCATTGACGATAACGATAAAATATCTGAAGAACAATTTGATGTTGAAGATATAGAAAATGTGGGGGACGATGATGGTTATACAGAATGACGCTCATGCTTTAAGTGTTGCTTTAATCCTAGCAGTTACAGCTAAAAATACGAAAGATTGCGCTAAAGCTTCTAAAGTGGCTATAGAAATCGCTAATCGAATGAAGCCTGAAGATGTTGAAAGAATAAAAGATATGACCATAAAAGTTTTATGCGAATAATGCTTTCTTTTTTTTAATGTTTGGAGCATCATTCTTTTTGTAGTATTTTTTTAACAGGAATTAAAAGGAATTTATATGAATATATTTTATCTACATAACAACCCTCGCGACTGCGCCATAATGCATCTCGACAAGCATTGTGTCAAAATGATCCTCGAATACGCTCAGCTTCTCTCTACTGCCCACCGAGTTTTAGATGGCGATGACTACGCTGACGCTCACAATTTCTACAAAAAAACTCATATGAACCACCCTTCTGCTGTATGGGTTCGTAAAAGTTTTCATAATTATATTTGGCTGCATAATCTCTTAACTTTTTTATGTATCGAATACACCTACCGCTATGGCAAAATACATAAAGTTCAGCAGTCAGGTTTGTTGTCCGAGCTTTACAAAGTGCCTGAAAAAATTGGCGCAGAAAGCTTTACCGAGCCTACACCAGCTATGCCTGATGACTGTAAGATAATTGATGATGCTATTAATTCTTATCGTAAATATTATCAATTATACAAAGCTCATATTGCAAAATGGACTGATCGCGACATTCCTGATTGGTTTGATAAAAATGCTTTGCAATTCAGCAATTTGGGAGTATCATCGTGAAAAATCAACAACTTACGGAGGGCATTATGTCTGACCAAGAAAATGTTGCAGTAGAGAAGGTGCATATACAGGCTTTAGTTAATCCTGATACTGATTGGGCTGAAGATAAACCAACGCTTCAAGAATTAATTGAAGACCATATTATGTTTCAATCTAAAAATTTTACTGATTATTATAAAACATCAGATTTA